AGTATACCTTGTATTATTAAGACTGTCAAGTGATCCTATACTAGTATTATGATCAGTTACATAGTATTTTGAATAGGAGAATTTGGCTTGTAATTTTGGGAAATCTGATGAGGATGAGTAATCCAATGTTTCTGGCCCAATATTTATTGGTGCACAGTCCTCAAAAACAAAAGATTTTCTAATAATATTTTTACTGTTATCCTTTCTTGCAAGGTGGTGAACTGTAATATCAGCTTTTATACTACTGTCTATAGGAGTTGCTATCAAACCCTTATGTGCTACTAAAATACTCCAAGGACGTAAAAAACCATCAACAAAAGACTTGTTAGTTTCTAAAAATCCTATTTCTAAAGGTTCAAAAGCACTTCTACCATTAACATAGGGAGCATTTATAAATCCTCTATTAGAACCCTCTGTGATACCTGCATGTTCAATATTAATAGTTTCTCCAGGAATGTTAACACCCTGTGCAAATATACATCCTACAACAGAGTTAAGTTCATCTTTTGATGTGCCTTGTGCTGAATTATATGTATTCCAACCCTTTGGTTCATAAAAATTACCTAAATTGTATATATTATCTAACAAATATTCTCTATTTTTTGCTGTTATAATAATAACCCAATTAAATTTTAGAGGAACGTTGTATGCCCACTGGCAAAGATAATTATGAAAATATTTTATACCCCCTCTCACCTCACTAGGTTCTCCTGGAATATCAAATAAATCTTGTTTAAATTCCGCTAGTGCTTGCTGGGAATCTGTAACAAGATCAATGTTACCACAGTTAGAGGGAATTGAATTCATATAGATACTTAATCCTCTGAATAGAATACAGGTTCTGTATAATCATAATCAGTAAGTCCAGTAGAGCCTACTTTACTCACTCCGTTTCCAAGAGTGTATTTAACTTCCATGTTTCCTTGTTTTGAGTTAACTTTAGATTTAGGCTTTTTAGGATTAACACCACTTATTTTTAGTCTACCTCCCAATCCTTTGGCTATACCAGCCCTATCATGATTTTTTTCGCTAGTATTTCTACCTCTTGTTCCATCAGTTGCCCAAAAATCACCCTTATATTGCTGTTGATTATACACTTTAGTCTTTTGTGATGCTGATACTGCTGAATTTGATGATCTTACCTTTCTTATAGCAGAATCTGGATATGCACCATCTTTCCAATAGCGTGATTCTGCTCTTTTAGATTTTGCAGTAAGATATTCACGTACCACTGATTCATAAAATCTGTCAAATTCATGGGTCATATTATCTACTTGTATGTGAGTTGAAAGAGACAGGATTGGGTGTGTGCGTCTCTACTATTTGATGTATTTCATATTTAGTATATCCCAATTTACTAAATTCAGTTAATAGTTTAATAAAAGATTCTTCTAATCTATCTCTAAGAGTATTTTTCATTATCGGACCTTCAAATGATTTTAAACCATTATTTGTATATGATTGGTTTTCTAAGATGCTTCTCTGGGTCATCTCTAATATTATTTCATCTAAATAGTTCATAAATTTACTTATTGATATGGCTAGTATTTACATGTATAGTAATGTGTGGAAATTCCTCAGTCTTACATAATTGATAAATTTTATCTATATTCTACAAAAGTAACAGAATCTCAGTCATATTTGAATGGGTGCTGCCCTATTTGTAGAGAGGGTAAGAGTTGGGGAAAGAAAAAACGTCTTTTTTACTTTAAAAATGATGATTATTTATACTGTCATAACTGTGGGTTAGGGTGGGAGCCTTTCTTTTGGATAAAAGAGGCTAGTGGTATGACTTTTAGAGATATAAAAGAAGAACTAAACAGTCAGGGATATGACAGTAATTTTAAATTAATTTTTGACACTATATCAGAGAAGCACTTTGAACTTCCATCTCTTCCTGGAGAGTGTGTTAATCTTAAAGACCCCTTACAATTAAAACATTTTCAGCAATATCCTATTATTCAGAATGCATTAGATTACTGCAAGTCTAGAAGACTGTTCACTGCTATAAATGCACCCAAAACATTTTATTGCTGTTTGAATGACAGAATACATAGAAACAGATTAATAATACCTTTTTACAAAAATAATAAGATTCAGTGCTATATTTCTCGTAAATTATTGCAGTGTGATGAGAAGGAAAAGTATCTATTAAAATCAGGAGAGAAAAAGCCTGTGTTTAATCTGGATAATGTTGATGAAAACTTTCCATACATTTTTATTTTTGAAGGACAGATAGACTGTATGTTTATTAAAAATGGAATAGCAGTCTCAGGCATTCATCTAACAGATGAGCAAGAGGATATACTTCTCAGAGAATTTCCATTTCATAATATAGTATGGGTTTTGGACAATTTTCGATTTGAACAAGAAGAAGTAAGAAATGAGATTATTAAAAAGCTCAAGAAAGGAGAGTCTTTATTTTTATACAACGGGGAATTTGAAACCTTTAAAGACTTGAATGAATACTGTGTAAAAAAAGAGCGGGATTTTGTGGACCCCGCTCTTATTTTGGATGGAAGTTTCTCTGGTGAGAAAGGATTGATGGTTCTAGGAAATTAAAATTCTGTTTCTTGGTCTAATCCTTGATTCAAACCCTGTTGAGGAACTGATTGTTCACTGCTATTTCTGCCAATTTTTTCAGTTTCTTTAACAAATTCCTGTATTTTTGAGTGAACTGTGGATAATTTTGTTTCAATATCTTCAAGTGCTGTGGTAAATTCTTCTGTTGTTTTGGACAGTGCATCAAATGCAGATTGTTTGGTTGGTTCGCTAGCAATAAACCCTGCCATAATAGCATAAGGGTCTTGCTTCATAGTATCAATTTTAGCCTTAGAGAAAACTTGTATTCTATTGGTAAAATCTGACACCTCTGCAAGTGCATCCTTTATATCAGAAATTGTTAAACTTTTTATGTTCTCAGGAGAAAGGTTCTGTGCAAAACCAGTCATTTTTGAATCGAAGTGTTTTTGAACCTCTGAAAATGTTTTTCTAACACCTTGAACTAAAAAATCATCAGAATTTGTATCTTGATCCAGCATACTATCCATCGAACCCCTTGGAACATCGTAAGTTCTTGCATTTGGCAGTGCTGGTGGTGCCATCATTTGCTCCAAGAAAAGTTTTGTTAGAATATCTTTATATGTCATGTTAATATTTATTAGAGCTTGACTCTTTTTGTGAAAAAGTGTATCTTTTAGTATGAGCGGCAGATTTAAAATTGTAATACCAACAAAACAATCACAAGAAGAATATAAACAATCAATCCCTTATAAACATTTAGAATCCCTTCAAAAAGTTTGGGATGCCAGTGAAGACTCTGTTGAGGTGTGTATAGAACAAAATAACACTACTGGTTTGTCTGAATTATATCAAGGAATATTAGATGGTAGTCATGGTTATGACTATGTTTTGTTTATTCATGATGATCTTGAAATACATGATCATTTCTTATGTGCTAAATTGGCAAAGGCTCATGAAACTTATGATATTGTTGGATTGGCAGGAGCACAGTCACAAGACTATAGTTTGAATGTACCTCCTGTATGGCACCTATCTAAAAAACACATTGGACATGGTAGAGGTATTGTAAGTCATCTTATTCCTAAAGGGTTTCAGAACTCTTCTGAAACATATATAAATAGTGCCTTTTTCGGTCCTACTCCTGGAAAAGTGGTTGTAATAGATGGATTATTCATGTCATTTAAAATGAGTTCTGTGAAAAATTCACCAATTCTTTTCAATTCAAAATACACATTTCATCACTATGATATGGCAATGTGCATCAATGCCTACGACTGTGGACTAGATGTTGGAGTGTGGCCTATATACTGTGTTCATTATGGATTGGGCGAATTTGATAATGACCCTTTATGGAGAACCCTTTCTGTAGAATTTAAAAAAGATTACGGAACAAGAAAATTACAAGTTAGATAATTATGAAAACATCAGCAGATTTTACTAGAGATATTCTTTTAAATAAAACTCACTGTGATATTGCAGAAGGTGATAATTTTATCCCTTTTCTTGTTCAAAAGTATCTTAGTGGTGTAAGTCCAGAACACTGCTCATTAATAAATGACATTCTAAATATGAAATTGAATGTGTGGTGTGATGATCAAGAAGTTTATGATTTTTTGAAATGTTTTATTCCAAAAAAGAAAGGATGCTATTTTAAATACTTTGGAAAATCCTCTGATAAAAAACCTAGTAAAATTGATATGCAAGCACTTGCAGCATCCTTGGAAATTCCAACCAGAGAAGCCTTGGATATGCTCAAAT